TACAGCGCACCCGCCTTTTTGCAGATAGGGCAGGGGGATTTATTCTTATAAGGCGTACCATCCTTTTTCATTTTCTGGACGTAGCCTGTCCCACTGCAATCGTGGCAATGCATCGCTGTTGTACGCTTCGCAATCCTAGTCTGTTCTCGAACAATACGATTAAACTTCGGGTCCGAATATTTTGGCGGGTACATGGGCTTACCTTTGGCATCTAGGCCAAGGTTGAAGGTTGCTTTCCACAGAACCTTATCCAAGACGATCCGCGAGTAGATAACAGCAACAAGATCAGGACCACTATTCAAGTTGATCGGAGTATCACCCATCACTTCGCGTACAATTTCATTTAAACGCTTTAGAATGGCTTGTTTCTCTTCTTCGAACTCGCGTCCTACCTCTTCCAGTACATCCAAATCGATTTTGATGCCGTTCTTTTCGATCTCGACTAAGAAGAAAAGCATTTCATTCATTAGTTTGAACGTATGGATCAGCCCTTCATTCTCAGGCTGTTTCAAATCCTCTAATTGCTGAACGAATATCTCTGCACAGGACTGAACGTCGGCCTCTGCATATTCAATGACCTTTGCCAGTTCGATCTCAGAGAATTCTTTACCCGCTTTAAACTCTGCATCGATCAGATCAGATTTCTTTCGAGTAACGTCCCGACGTTCGGCTGTGGCTTTCAACGATTTCTCAATCTGTTGACCACGGGCAAAGATATATTCGCCCACCATTGTACACCAACCGTGTTCGGGTAGTTCGAGGCCCATTTCCACAAGCCAACCATCATCAAACTTTTTGTTGTGGGCGACATTACAATCCGCCCGCTTTAAGTCTGCGATGAATTCGTTTGGACTATCAGGCGTATTCTTTTCGATGTGCTGAATGACAGCCGTTTTAACGGGCTTTTGCAGATCGTGCTGCAATAGGATTGGATCGTGGACATTTTCAAAGTATTTCCAATGGATCGACACCAGAAAGTTATCTGGGTTCCTTGGGCTGTTGTCTCTGATTTTGTTGTCTTCACCGATCCATGATGTTTTCGTTTCTAGGTCGAACACCACTGCCGATTTAAACCACATAGCGAGACACCTTTGAATCTAACATGCAAGTAACTGTGCCGTGCCAACCGTTTAGTTTATTCTTACCAACGGTTAGGTATCGCGTCATGTCAGGTTCGGTGTCCACAACGTCGCCTTGGTCCAGTGCGCCTATACCTATTGCAAGATCAAGTTCCGCAGCCTTACCGATCTTCGAACCTTCCATTTCGAATGGCGTGACGCGGGTTTTACCACGCGCATCGTTCGAGGCTTGGGACATACCAATCACTGCACAGTCATGCCGTTTGGCAAATTCCCGTGCTTGGCGATAAATCTCGCGCAGTTTTTCGTGCGTGGCACCAAAGTTTCCGTTGATGTTTATTTTGTCTAATTGGTCTATTACGACGATATCAAATTTGTACTTTGCCTGAATTGCATCAAGGCGGTTCAAATCGTAATCGACAAAGTTTAGGAATTTTAATTTGTCGTTGATGTTTTGATAACGTGTGACTGCGGCGTGTGGATCAAGTTGAATGTCCGCAGTGTTCATTCCAGTGTATGCCATGATTGCGCGTAACTTCGAACGAGATACGTCTTCCTCATTACCGACGTACAAAACAGAATGGCCTTGGTCTGCCCAACCTTCGGGTGCAGCGCAAAGCGTTAACATGAATGCGGTCTTACCTACGTTCGGCGTAGCATAGACTGCCATGAATTCACGACGACCAATCCCGTATACCTTTTCATGCAGTGTGCGAAGGTTGAATGGGAAACGTCCTGCGTCGGTTGCTGTTTCGAGTAGGGCATAGATATCGTCTGGCGCAAACTCAATCTCTTCATCAGGCAGAAAAGATTCGCGTCCCTTATCGACAAGCGAGATGATATTGTTCCACGCATCCTTGTTACCTTCCGCAGCCTCTAGTGCGAGATTTGCTAGGCGTGTGCATTCAGCGCGTTCCCATAGACCGCTGATCAGATCACGGGCGATATCAGGATTGATGTCTTCGCCACGCTTCATTGCGTCCATCAGATCATAGACGTTTGCTTTATATGCATTCGTAGCGATTGGGTTTTCGTTGTCATATAGACTGCGCAGTTCAGAAAACGTTAAGTCGGTATCATAACGTTCGTGTGCGACTTTTATGGTTTTAAAGATATCTTTCATTTCACCTTCGAACAGGCCCGCGTGTACACGGCTCTTATTGTTTTCGAAGAATTCTTTTGAAAGTAACGCTCGTAGGATGGTTGTATCCATCTTCATACCCCTTGTTTGGTTGTGTAGTGGTATGAAGGTTATCACTCAGTTAGTGGTCAAGTCAATTGGGCATATTTAGTGTACATAAGCGTACTGACGCCAAGATATAAAAAAACCCGCTACAAATTGTGCGGGTCTTACTTTGGTGGTTCAAGTCCAGAGAACATAAATTCAAAATATTTTGGGTCGCCTGTGGGCGGGTTAGCCCAAGAGCAAACGCTCTTACCAAATTGTGATCCGAATAGTTTCATTAGGCACCACGTAGTTTCATGTTTGCTAGGTCAGGCATGGAATTGCCACGACGTTCTTTAATATCGATAGCGATATCGACTACCGCTGAATCGTGTTCTTTCATTGCTTCAAGCATTTTGGTTAGTTCGACCTGTTTCTCTGCTACTGATATGTAGTCTTTTAGTTCTAGGTCTACGAGCATGATCGCTCTTACTTTCTTCACTTTATAATCTCCATTAGTTGCGGAACGTTGTACTGCTTCAAGTCCGCCTCAATGAATTTAACAGAGCATTTTATTAAGCCCCTTAACTCCTGTAGTAGTAATATAGATTTCCTGGATGCGTCTTTGTCAAGGCAAATCGTCACTTTTCTGAATTGTTCGACAATTGTTCGCTTTTGTTCACGATTCATATGCGTACCAAGCAAACAAATACCTGTAAGCGTTCCCGTTGCAGCAACCGCACATGCAGACGCAGCGTCCTCGACCAAAACACCTTCGGGTGATTTGCCTACAGTAAATAATTCGGAAGTATCGCCATAAGCCCGCCACTTAGGTTTGACACCTTTCAGTAGCGATCTGCCTACGCAGCCTTTACCTGAATTGTTATAAAACAAAACCCGCTGTTCGGCGGGATTGTATTCAATTCGGATTAGGTTCTTTTCTAACGCATCGATGCAGTTATTTTCTTCTAGGTATTGCATTACATCGCTATGAGAATACGGCGTACCAGTTATTTCTGGGATTGGTTTAGACTTGCGCTGAAACTCATTGGCTTGTCCTGCGAGATAGTTTGTAATTTCTGTTCTATTGCGACCAACGTTATCGCGTCCGCCTACTTCGCATGATGCTTTAAAACAATTCCATACAAGGCGTCCATCGAACTTGCTTATAGATAAGGTTTTATTACCGCCGCATGATGGGCAATTAACTCTTAAATTCTGTCCGCCTACAACGTTGTATCTTAGAATAGTTTCTTTTTGTTCGGCATATGTCATCACGTTTTTATTCCCTGTTTATGTATATGCAGCCCGTCAAAGGACGGTCTGAGGGTACACACTAAGTGTACATACGTCAATCCACTAAATAACAGAAAATGTAATGTATATAGTTATGGGGTCGTCCGCGGGATATTTTTTAATTAATTCAAATGTTTAAATATACCCATAACCTGAAGGTCGCAGGTTCAAATCCTGCTCCCGCAACCAACATACTGATTTTATTTAATAAAAAAACGACAGCATCATAGACGCTGCCGCTCACGGACAACTTACGTTATTCGATTGTTAGTCCCATGCTTGCAAGCAGGGCAACCCACGCAGCGTCCAGTTTACCTTGTTCCCAAATTTTACGGATGTAAGTTCCTTCGGGGATATGTTTAAGGGACTCTACTACGGCATCCTTATAGTCCACGGCATGAACTAAGAACGTTGCGGTAGGCCACCCACTTTCGTCCACTAACAAAACCTCGTAGAATTTATCGGGGTTCTTAGACATCCTCTTGGATACCCAATATTGTCGGGAACGCAGGACGCAGCACACGCTTAATCTCGCGGGCCAGAATGACGTGTTCTAATTG